TGGACTCACAGGCTACAGTTTCTATGTTTGATCTCAGATATCAGTTAAGATTAAATGAATTATATGATTTTTCTAGCGCAAGTTATATTAATTATACCCTCACGCAGCAACACCTTCGTTCACTAGAAATTATGTTTACTGGTGAAGTACCGATCCGATTCCAAAGACACATGCAAAGATTGTATATAGATTGGGCATGGGGTTATTCAGAAGCACCAGTAGGAACAGTTGTTGTTGCTGAGTGTTATGCAGCAATCAATCCAGATGTTTATCTGAAAGTGTGGAACGACCGTTGGTTAAAAGAATATGCAACTCAACTCATTAAAAGAGATTGGGGTAACAATATGAAAAAATTTGGTGGTATCCAATTACCAGGTGGAATTTCACTTAATGGTAAAGAAACTTACGATGAAGCAGTTGAAGAGATTGAGAGATTAGAAAAAGAGATGGAGACAAACTTTGGTGCTCCACTTGAATGGTTTATGAACTAAACTTTCTACAAGTCCAACCTTTGTGTTGTTTTCTACCAGGAACTCCACGAGCAATTGCACCCATATTACCTTGACTTAAATTATTATCTTTACAAAACTGTGTAAGATTCTCTATTATTATTTCTTCACCGTTTGTGTGAATCGGATGACATGCATACCATTTTTCAGTATGTAAGTTTCTAGCCCACTCTTTGAATTCTTCGGTAGAACAATTCTCTTTTCTTATTGCCGACAACTTAATTCTAAACTCTTCACTAGTTCTAATTGATTCTTGTTTGATTCTATATTCTTCATCTTTCCATCTTTCTTTCTTTTTCTCACTTTGATTTTTAATATATTCAGGATCATTCTGAATCAACTTCATCTTTTCTTTATATTCTGGTCTACTAGAAACTTCTTTAGATATTTCAGATTGTGCTTCCGAGTATATTTTCTTCAAGTATCCATATTGTCTGGCTGTTAATTTTATTTGTTCTCTACTATGACTCATGAAAAAGAATGCAGTAATCATCTTATTTCTTGCATCGCCTTTTTCAAGCATCTTGATTAATATATGATGAACAATATAATGTTCACGTACAGTCAGTCTAACCATATTACTTTTCCTATCTTTTCCACCTAATGATCGTGGTATGATATGATGTCGTTCAGTATATTCTTCTGTTATTCTGGACTTTGCTTTATCAATGATGGCGTAATACCATCGAGTGTATTTGTTGTCTAAATACATTGCTGACAATCTCCGTTAATGTTAGGGTGTATGCGGATCCCACTCCGGCGATACACACTTATTTAGTAAAAATCATAAATATAATATTATGCCATCACACTATTTTAATAATTATAATTCCAAATATCAAGAACAAAGACTTGTAGAAGACCTTATAGTAGAGTCTATTCATATTCAAGGATTTGACGGATACTATATTCCAAATACAAATGTTGGAGATCGAGATATTCTTTTTGGTGAAGATCCACTCAAAACTTTTACAGACCATTTCCAAATGGACATGTATCTGAGTAGTTCTGATGATTATATGGGTGAACAAGAGTTCTTTTCTAAATTTGGTTTAGAGATTAGAAATCAAGTTAAAATTATTATTTCTAAGAGAGTATTCTCTGAACGATTCCCACTAAATGCACAGACACGACCTCTTGAAGGAGATTTAGTATATGTACCATTTTTAAATGGTACTGGAGAATTATTTGAAGTTAAGTTTGTGGATCAGAATAAAGATTTTGCAACTTTAGGTAGAAGTGTACCTTATTTCTACGAATTATCACTTGAGAAATTCAAGTATTCTAATGAACTTATTGCTACAGGTAATGAAGAGATTGATGGAATTCTTGCAGATCATGCATACTATATTACTCTGAATACAGGTGCTGGAACTGGATCGTATATACCATCTGAATATGTTTATCAGTCTCCAGATGGTACATCAAGTAATGCGACAGCAATGGCAATTGTTCAGTTCTGGACACCAAAATCAAATTCATTAATGATATCTAATATATCAGGAGATTTCTTAGATAACAATATTGTTATTGGTGCTTCAAGTAATGCTCAATATATTGTTGTAAACTACGATCCTCTTGCTAATCCTAGTATTAAAGAAGTATATGATAATCAATATATTTCAACTAAAGCAAATGGAAATGCCGACACAACTGAAACTAACGCATTTGGTAAAATATAATGGCTAACGTACAATATAATAGAGTTATTCGAAAAATTATTGTTGCTTTTGGAGATTTATTTGACAATATCACATTAGTCAGATATGCCGAAGATATGTCTGAATATGAACGAGTAATTGTACCTATTGCATACGCATCTAAAGAAAGATATGTGATGCGAATTCAGGCTGATCCAAATTTAGATAAGAAAGTGATGATGACATTACCAAGATTCTCATATGAGATGAATGGTATATCATACGATGCATCCAGAAAACAAAATACAAATACAAAAAACTTTGCACAAACTCCACAAGGAGTGATCTCTCAGTATAATCCAGTACCGTATAACTTTGATTTTTCACTATATTTGTATGTGAGAAATATAGAAGATGGTACACAAATTATTGAGCATATTTTACCTTACTTTACACCAGATTACACTATTAAAGTTAATCTTATTCCAGAAATGGGAATAGTTAAAGAATTGCCTGTAGTATTAAACTCTACAAATTATGAAGTGGATTATGAGGGCGATAGGGATCATGATACCAGATCCGTTATATGGACCTTAAATTTTACAGTCAAAGGATTCATATTTGGTAAAACTTCAGATACTGGACTAATTAAAAATTCAATTACGAATGTATTAACAAACTTTACATCAACAGATATTGTTAATTTTAACATGAGTAATACTGGAACAGGTCTATATAGAACTGGAGAACTAGTATATCAAGGACATTCACCATCAATGTCATCAGCAACAGGTAGAGTTGTATATTTTAATTCAGATAGTCACGTATTAAAATTAACTGACATAAATGGAAATTTTGTTTCTGATAGACCCATCATTGGAATATCTACAAATTCAAATTATACATTCACGTCATATGCAATTCAACCTCAGAATTTGATCAATATTGATGTGAAACCAAATCCATTAACTGCAAATTCTACCGATAATTACACTTATACTACAACAATAACTGAAAACGGATAAAAGAATTAATTATGAGCAAATTTGAAAAGAATATGGATGAAATCTTTGGTATAGAATCATCTACCGAAGTACCAGAAGAATCTAAAACTGAAATAGTTCCACAAAAATCATTACTACCTGTCAATATCGAAGATGATTTGACGGATGACTACCAACAGTCTCGTGAAAATCTTCAAAGTATTATTGACCAAGGTAAAGAAGCCATGGAAGATATTCTCAGAATAGCACGAGAATCTGAACACCCACGAGCATTTGAAGTGTATGGTACACTACTAAAAAACATGGTAGATGCAAATAAAGAACTATTGAGCATTCAAAAACAAATGCGTGACATGAATGGTAAAAAAGAAGTCAACAATACGAATATCGATAAAGCAATATTTGTGGGAAGTACGAGTGAACTCTCTAAGTTGTTGAAAGGTAAAGAATGATAAAATGATAAATAAGTGTATGTCGCCGGATTGCCGTCCGCACATACCCTAATACTGTAGAGGAGTATCAGCATATGCCTATTTATCACAAACATCATATCATACCAAAACACGCAGGTGGAACAGATGATCCATCAAATTTAATACTGCTTACAATTGAAGAACACGCAGAAGCACATAAGAAATTATATGAAGAACATGGAAGATGGCAAGATAGATGTGCTTGGTTATTTTTATCAAAACAAATATCACTAGGTGAAGCAATTAAAATGGCACAAAGTCTCTCTAATAAAGGTGAGAGAAATTCTATGTACGGAAAAACAGGACCTTTAAATCCTATGTACGGTAAACGAGGAGAATTGAGTCCTCATTTTGGTAAAAAACACTCAGAAGAAACTAAAAAGAAAAAAAGAATGGCATTAATAGGTCGTTCATTTGAAGATTTACATGGAAAAGAAAAAGCAGAAGAATTAAAAAAAGCACTTAGAAAACCAAAAACCGAAGAACACAAGAAAAAACTAAGTAAACCAAAACCAAAAGTTATTTGCAGAATACATGATAGGAAAGAAATGTCAATTGGAAATTTTATGAATTGGAACAAAAATGCGTCCAAGTAACATCAGTTACCGTGACAATATCCTGCTTAAAAAGGCTGGTGTTAATTTATCATATACGCAAGAACAGATTGATGAATACATCCGATGCTCTCGTGATCCAATCTATTTCGCAAAATATATTAAA